GCAAGAGACGAAACAAGGGAATACGTTAGATGCCGACCATCCACCTCACAACCACCGAAGCTCGTCGCCACGGCCTTCTAGCCAAGCGGATAGGCAAGAAATCTGTAGCTAAGGCCCATTGCATGTTTCCCGCCCTCTGTGAGGCTGCTGGACTACCGAGGCCGGTTCCTGAGTGGAAATTCCACGGTACAAGGAAATGGGCGTTCGATTGGGCTTTCGTAAATGAAAAGGTGGCTATCGAAATTGAAGGGGGTGCCCATGTTTACGGACGGCATCACAGGCCCAAAGGATACGCGAACGATTGCGAAAAATATAACGAAGCAACAATCCTGGGCTGGCGACTTATCAGAGTAAGCCCGCAGCAATTTGCATCGGGTGCCGCTCTGGAACTTGTGAGGCGAGCGTTGGCGTGAACCTGGACATGTCGCGGGGCGGGGCATCGGAGAGGCTATCGCTGGTGTGGACGCTGGCTAAGGGGTTGGTGCCGCGTGGAGGGATAGGACGATGAGCAAGCGAGGACATGGAGATGGACATGGCAGACACGGTGCGGGTAGGCCGCGCGGAATGCGTTGCGGGCATATCAAGTCGCCTTTAGTGGTTAGCGATGGAATTGAGGAGTGCAATGCCATTAGCAACGAGGGAGAAAAATGCGAACGACCGAAAAACCATGAAGGTATGCACGAGGCAACAGATGGAATCGTATCGAATTGGCGAGTTCGATGGACTTCATGAGAGCCAAGGGAAGGGAGTAGACCGATGACGCCAGAAGAATATGCGTGCAAGTTGTGCGACGAAAACGACATCATAGAAATCGGTTACGAAATGCTGATTACGGACGCCATCCGTCGGAATGCGGAAGCACGCCAAAAAATCTGAGGATGCCGCCGAAGTCGTCAACGATCTTTTGGAGGCACGCAATAACATCGGCTGGCGTCAGGTCGAAGCGTTGGACAAGATAGCGAGCACGATGGAAAAGAACTCACAATAACGGCGTGGAAGATTTACAGGAGGTAGCATGAAAAAGTATCGCAAAAAGCCGGTGGTTATTGAGGCAATTCAATTCCTCCCGGATACCAAGTTCCCTCTTGGATGGGGATTAACGGATTACACGGTGAACGCGGATAGGTCAATAACCATCAACACCATCGAAGGAAAAATGCGAGCCGATTTTGGGGACTGGATTATCAAGGGCATCATGGGCGAGTTTTATCCATGCAAACATGCTATTTTTGAGAAGTCTTACGAGGAGGTTAGCATGAGCCTGGACCTATCGAAACTGACGCCGGATAAAGAAACATGAGCTACACCACCTGGATCCTCCCTCATCCAGGCTCACCCTGGGAACCACGCTACACCCTGCACAACGTCAGCGAGGCCGAGGCGGTGACAGCGGGGATGATGTGGCACGCGGACCTGTTGGCGCGGGGTGGGGCATCGGAGAGGCTATCGCGGGTTGCTACTTTGGCCATGGATAAGGTTCCGCAATGAACGTGCTTTTACTTCAACTTGACGGCAAGATGCCCAACATTGCCCTGATGCGCATAGCCGCTCATCATCGTGGCCAAGGCGACTTCGTTTATCTCCAGCAAGTGCGGAACAAGGATCACGACTTTGCCCCTGGATTATTCGACCGCTGGGACAAGGTGTACGCGAGTTTGATTTTCACGAAGTCACAACCGATCGCGCAAGCCGTGAAGCGTGCTTATCCTGACGCCATCATTGCGGGAAGCGGCTGGAACAATAAACGCACAAGCGACTATGGCATTCCAGAGGAAGGTCCGCGCGATTACAGCGACTACCCCGCATTCCGTTCGTCCATTGGCTTTTCGCAACGCGGATGCCGCTTGCATTGCGGATTCTGCAAGGTGCCTGAGATGGAGGGGAAGGTTCACGAATCGGCTACGATCCGCGAGATTTGGCGCGGCGGCAAGTGGCCAAAGGAAATCATTCTGCTCGACAACGACTTTTTCGGCTCTCCCTCATGGCGTGAGAAAATCTCGGAGATCAAGGGGCACGGTTTCAAGGTGTCGCTTTCCCAAGGTGTGAATGCCCGCCTCATGAACGAAGAACAAGCGGCGGCGCTGGCCAGCATTCAGTATCGAAATGACGCCATGACGCGGCCCTGCATTCATACAGCCTGGGATAACCTTGGAGACGAGAAACCATTGTTTCGCGGATTGAAGGCTCTCAAAAAGTATGGCGTGCGGCCTGACAATATCACCGTCTACATGCTAATCGGCTACGAGCAACCGTTTCTTGTCGAGGCCGACTTTGAGAGGCATCGGAAGTTGAGGGAGTTTGGTTGCAGGCCGTACCCGATGCCGTATGTCCGCAATGACGAGCTGCGCGGCTTTCAACGGTGGATCGTGAGGCGAGCGGATTTGATGATTCCGTGGGATTATTTCAAGGCGGCGAACTATCGGCCGGAACGGTGTGCGTGATTGAGGCTATCGCGTGCCCGGAATGCAACCATCGCGACGGTGACGATTCTTGCGAATGTTCTTTTTGCGAGTATGAAGCCGATCCAGACATACCATCGCGCTGGAGGGAATGCCCATGACCGGGGAGCCGCTTACCATTGAATCGCTGGCCAGAGTTCTGCACGAAATAAATACGAGCGTCATAAACGCTCATCGCCACGAAGTTAAGTACCTTGATCCAGTGGCGAATAATTTTGATGACTTGCATCCAATACATCGACGAGTTCGCATGGAGCAAGCCCGCTTACTTTTTGAGAGGATCATGAGGTAAACCCAATGACCCCCACTGAACGCCAAGCCCTAATCGCACGCTGTCCAGAAGTCGAGATCGTGTTTGCGGAACTGGATAGGTGCCGACGCAGCCAGAGGCAGTATGTCAAGATGATTGTGGAGGCGGGAATACCTTTGGAGGCAATTCGAGCGTCCGTCACTTGGGAATTAACGGACGAACTGAAACGAACCATCGTTGAAGTGACGGACAAGATCCGAGAGATCGCGGCTTATGCGATTGATCGTGGCGAGATCGACCGCGTTTTAGAGGGCAAGCCATGACCACCAAAGAAGCTATCCAGGATTTGGCAGATGTCCGCCTTTTACTTGGCGTGTTCATAAAGCCGCTGAGATCGTTATTCCGCAAGGACATTGCCGAAAGACTTGACGGCCAAATGCTGGCCCTGGACCACGCCATAGGCATCATGCGGGAAAAGGAAGAACCCAAACCGGGAGGTCAGTCATGACGACACAACAAGCAATTGACCTTGCATCGAGCCTCAAAACAGGTCCGCTCCTGCCGCAATACCGTGAAGCTCTGGAAAAGCTAATCGATCTTGCACGCCGCACGGTAGAATGTGCCCCAGCTCCAAAGGAAAAGGTAGCGGGGTACAAGTCGGAAGATTGGAGGCAATGAAGTGAGTCTCTTAACCGGCCGCCAACTGGAAATCTTCACGTTCATTTACGAGCACGCTCGCGACAATGGATTTCAACCGAGCTACCGTGAGATCGGTGAGCGTTTCGGGATAAGATCACCCAATGGGATGAAGGAACATTTGAGGCTCATACGGAGGAAAGGATACCTTGCATTGCCGAAGTCATTCCATCAGGCGAGGGCTGTTGTTTTTCTCAAGCGTCCGGATGGAACCGCCTTCCATGGCTTCTCCGAAAAGCAAGAAAGTATTTCCCATGCGACGAACACGGCAGCAGGCATCCTAAATTGAAAGGACAGCGATGGCATCGAATCTTGAACGCATACGCAAGCTAACCGCGAAAGGCGTCGTGCCGGTTGATTCCCTGCCGCTGGAAGTGCCGCAAACGATTTCCGTTCCAGAGGCACGACCAGCCAAACCGAAGGGACCAGCGTACACGCCGCCGAAGAAAGGCAAGAAGAAACGCCGCAAGGTTTATCTCAAGACACGCTTGCCTATTGGTTCAAAGTTCGAGCTTGAATACGTCGCGGAGGAACTTTGGAAGGGTACGCTCAAGGTTCCGGATTGTCCGCTGTTCGGTGGTCAGGCGAGCGGCATCTTCAAGTGCCTTGACAAGATCGACGATTATTACCGGGTTCACAAAGAAGAGGTTGACAAGCAAAAGCCAGCGGGTTAAAACATTGCCATGGATGTAAAGAAAAGAAGCCTGGCTAAATCCAAATGTTATTGGACAGGCCAAGCTTCTTTTCAGACAAGAATATTTCTCAGAAGTCAATTTACCAAGCACCGGCCGTAAATTCAACTTCCAATTCTTGTCTGATTCATTTCTTTTCTTCCTGTCAACCAGATAGTTGGCTATCCCCTTGGTTTGGGAAACATTCCATGTTTGCGAACATGGCACCTGCCACCGAAATGGTCACGAAGACAGGCACCGACGTAGAACGCACGGCCCGGAGGCGAGATATGGCCCTTGCTCCGCTGACGGCTGAGATATGCCGTAGGGGATGCTCGTTTGGCTGGCTTGCCCGTTTCGGAATGGTGAAGCTTGAACCTCTGAATCCGGTATCTGCGAACGGATTGGCGGCGATGGTTGAGGAACCCGGCGAGAGTCGGTAGGGCTGTTATGCGGCCTTATCGCCGCATTGAATGGCAACGCGTTCCATCGTTAAACTAAAACGCGGGGTACTATAGCCCAAGGTACGTACAAACAGACTAGACGCTACTCGGATACTAACTCCGCGAGGTCTAACTGTCTCGCTTGCTCAGGAAAGGAAAGACTCATGTGCTTCGTGAATGAATGCGATTGGTCACCGATGGTCAATGAAGAAGCGGATATAAAAGCGTGCGGATGTACCAAGTGCGACGAGTGCCATGCGGTCATTGAATACGGCGATTCGATGCACACGATTTACCAGCAAGAATCGGAAGAGTGCCTTCAATGCCGAGACGGATGGTGCGAATGCGAGGGAGATTGCTGCGAATGTTCAGACCCGGACTTTGGCGAGACGTTCGATTACGTCCGCTGCGAGCAATGCGACAAGTTTTTGAAAGCCGTGGAAGCGGCAGAGATCGAGGCCGGATGCGGACCACATGAAGCACGTCCAATGTTGTCGATGATGGTCGAGGACATAAACAACGGCGGCAGGGAAGAGGCGAGGAAGTATTTCAAGAAAGCCAAGGCGATGTTTCCGGAGCTGGTAGCGTCCGGATATCTTGGCGGTCTGTGGCGGAAAATGTTTTAGGAAAGGAAATGCAAAATGTCTTGCCCGACGTGCGATCATACGATGGAATCTATCGGAGTCACCGCGGAAGGATTGCGTTATTTTTGGTGTCCGCGATGCGGCACGCTGCGAAGTAAAAACGGCATGGCCGAAACAGGACATGACGAGATCACGCATCCAAAATTGGTTGATAGGTGCAGAGGATTTGTCGCTGATTTTTGTTCCGGTGAATTGAAAGACCTCAATGAAGTTTCTCACTCTTTGAATTATCACGGCATCGAGGAAGCGATTCACATTCCAAGCGAAAGGACACAACGATGATCCGCGTCTGGAAATACCCGGTAGAACTGGATAGCGTCAAAGACGGCCAGCACGAAGTCATGATTGACGCACCGAAAGGAGCGAAGCCGCTCTGCGTCATGAAGCAAGCGGGCACAAATTACCTCTGGGCGGAAGTGGATGAGGACGCTCCGAAAGTCGAGAATGAAATCGAGCTATTCGTTATCGGGACTGGCCACGGATCGGTAAAGCCAAACACGCGGCACTTGGGGAGTGTGATTGACGGTGCGTTTGTGTGGCATGTTTACGTGTGGGAGGATAAGCGATGACCTTCGATGAAGAAGCCTACCAAGTATGCTTGGCCGCAAAAGACAAACGCACGAACCAGATAATTGCCAAGCTAGTTCGTGACCGTGCGGCCCTCTTGGAGGCGGCAAAGATCGCTTGCAAATGTCCAGGATTAGAAAAGATTTTAGGTGCGGCTATCTCAGAAGCAGAGAGGGACGCATGAAGGAAAAATGCTGCAAGACGTGCATTCATTCGCGTTGGCCCTTAACGGAGACAGGGCGAATCTCGCGATTGAGTACCGCACGCTGCGAGGCACCAATCCCAGATGCTCCTGTACTTCCCGATTCAGTGACGAAAGCCTATGGATACAATCCGAAGCCGTGGAACAAATCGAGAATGGAGCAAGAGGACGGCGTTGATTGTCCGTGCTACGAAGTGAATAACGGCAAGCCGATTCCGATTAAATAGCAGAGAGGGAGTGATGGATTACGCGACGTTTTTGCACAAGAAATCGCAGATAGGATTAGCGGCATGAAACAGTATTACGAGCACGACGGATGCACGATATATCACGGCGATTGCCGGGAAGTGCTGCCGACGCTCGAGCAAATTTCGGCGGTTGTCACCGATCCTCCTTACCAACTAGCCAACGGCCGCAAGGCGAACACAATGGGAAAGACCGCCAATCGGAGCGGTTCTGGCAATCTCCTCAAGGGCACGTATCTGCAGAATCGCGACTATGGCGCAATGGTTGGTGGAGATGAGCCTTTCGAGCCGTCCATGTTTCTTGGATTCCGTGAAGTCATATTGTGGGGAGCTATTCACTATGCCACCGAATTGCCAAACGCTACCAAATGGTTGGTGTGGGACAAACGGGAAGGTGTCGAAATAGATGATAACGCTGACTGCGAAATGGCGTGGACGAACCTAAAAGGCCCGGCGCGTATTTTTAGAAATCTCTGGAAGGGTGTCTACCGCAAGGGGGAAGAGAATATTTCCGTGGCAGGGGCAAAACTGCATCCTTTTCAAAAGCCCGTTGAATTGATGCGCTGGTGTATTTGCAAATTGAAATACGACGGAATTGTTCTTGACCCCTTCATGGGCAGCGGCACCACGCTCCGCGCCGCGAAAGACCTTGGCCGTCGCGCCATCGGCATCGAGATCGAGGAGCGTTATTGCGAGATAGCAGCGAAACGGCTTGCTCAAGGGGTGTTCGCGTTCGATGATAAAATGTAAGGCAGAGCTTGAGATAGCGAAGCAATTAGGTCTGCCGGTGGAGTATATGGAGCCGATATGAAAGCTCACCTCGGAGCCGAGATTTCCGACGCTCCCCTTTACACGAAAGCCAAAGGGGAGTAAAGTTTAGGGCGTGGAAAGATAAAAAATGACTGAAATCACATTCATATCACTCGGTCCAGACGATTACGACCGTGCCAAAAAAGTCCTAAATCTAGCCAAGCATCCAGGTTTTGTCGGTCGCGCAGGTTTTGTCGGTCGCGAGCAATACTATCGCTGCGCGACGCACGGGACATGCACAATTGCAGTCGTTGACGGCAAAGATGTCGGCGTGGCACTTATAGCCAAAGAAAAACTCCAAGCACTTAGCGTCATTATCAAGGCTCAGGGCATGGGTATCGGTGCCGCTTTGGTGGACCGAATGAAGCCGCGTTGGGTGAATTGTATCGGTGAGCGTGTCGCGTGGTTCGAGAAACGCGGTTATAAAACCGTGGGCGAGCCAAGAGTATCCCACAATGGAAAACACGCACAATTTCTTTTGGAGCGTCTGTCGGGAGATCAAATTGCTGCCCCAATAATTCCACAGGATATGGTGCTCGAAACATCCGTTAAGACAAACATGGAGCCGAGCGTAAACGGCAGACATAAACCAACAGTCGAGGAGTATACGAAACGCGTGGAATACGCCGCCAAACTTATTGCCGTCAAAAGACTTAGCCATGCGCAGGTGAAACGAATTTTATGCAAAAAGTTCAGCGTTCACTTTAATTCCGCACTCAGATATATAGTGAATGCTAAAAAACTTCTTTTGACGCGAACTGGTAAGCCAAAACAAGATCACCTCGCTAACGCAATAGCCTTCTACGAATCAATCGTCGGCAACAAAGAAGCGACGCTTGACGAGAGGATGAAGGCTCAGGGCCATCTTGACGACATATTCCAGCTTGTGCCCAAGCCAGAGAAAAACCTTGCTGGAATCGGTACGATGAACATAACGTTCGTTGAGCATCGCATCGAGAATCAAGAGCAGCTCAATGCCTTTAAGCAGCAAATTGGCAGTTCCACTCTACCCGAAGCAACTTGCCTTCCGTCGCAGTAACGCACTTTATCGGGCTTTCGGGGCAGGCATTTCGTCAGGCAAGTCGTGGATCGGTGCTTATGACATGATTTGCCGCTCCAAACCAGGACGGCTTTACATGGTTGTGGGTCCGACATATGACCAGATGGCCTCATCTTCCTTGCGGTCGTTCATCAAGGTATCCGATGATCTTGGCGTGAGGGAATGGCTCAAGATGACGCCTACGCCTTCCATGGGATTGAAGAACAAGGCGGAGATACTTTTCCGATCAGCCGACAAGCCAGACAGCTTACGCGGGCCGAATCTCTCAGGCATATGGATGGACGAGGCAAGCCTGATGGACGAGGAAGTGTTTACGGTCCTCATCGGTCGTTTGCGTGAAGGTGGCGAGCAAGGCTGGCTCACGGCGACATTCACGCCGAAAGGGAAGGCCCACTGGACGTACACGCGATTCGGAACGAAGCAACCCGATACAGAGCTATTCCATGCACGCACGGCGGAGAACATTTTCAACCCGCAAAACTTCGCGGACACACTGGCTAAGCAGTATACGGCTTTCGACAGGGCACAGGAGTTAGAGGGACTTTTCCTTGATATTGGTGGCTCGCACTTCAACCCTTACGGCTGGCCTCTGTATGAATTTCGTGGGGACGCCTGGGCGGTCGGTGATTACGCGAAAGGGCAGCGAAAGATTTACCTCAACTCGGAATTGACAATCTTGATGGGCGTGGATGTAGCGACGAGCGAGAAAAACACTTCCGACTTCACGGCATTTGTGGTGGGTGCCTTGACAAGAGACAAGGAAATGCTGATATTAGACGTGTTTAACAAGCAAATAAACATTGCCGAAGTTCCGAGAAACCTGGCGTCGTTTTGTGACAAGTGGAAACCGCATGTCGTGGGTATCGATGATGACAACATCGCTAAAGCTACGATGCCGTATTTCATGCAGCAACGAGCCATCCCGCCGATGCGGATGATGCGGATGATGGGCAGAACGAAGGTAGTCCGCAATAAGCCTGCGATGATCTGGGGAGAGAACGGGCGGATTTACCTCTCGGAAAAAGCGTCATGGTATGCGGACTTTTGCAATCAGCTATCGGCCTTTACAGGCATTCAAGCCGAGAAGGACGATATGGCCGATGGATTAGGACTCGTGGCGAGGCTGGCGAACGAACTGGTGCCGTCCGCTCGCGTTTCTCAGGAGCCGATGGTTTTAGTCGGAGCGAGGGACATTGGGATATAAGCCTCTCGGCCTCATCGGTTGATAAGGTAGGGTGGTTCAGAAGGTGAATCAAGGCTGCGTCCATACTTGAATGATAGCAGAGAGCGGGCGGAGGTTCGCAAGTGGAACCAAAAGACGTATTCATTACCGTGAAGTTCGTCGATGTTCCTAAGGATAGTTTTTGGACATTGAAGGCTGTGAATGGGAATTCTGAATTGCCATTACGCATCCCTGAAATGGTCCTCACGCATTGTGCTACCAAAGCTCTGAATGGATTCGACACGCATCTTCACGGAAAGTTGTTATCCATCAAGGATGATGTAGGCCGCATTGAGTTCTGGGCAAAGCTGGAATTTTCAGACAAGTATGCTGGATTCTACATCGACATTCCGATGGAGTTCGTCCGCGAGCTGATTCCGGCGAACATCGAAGATAATCAGCTCGTGACATTAAACGAGCCGCGATAACGCTCCACGTTATCCGGCTCAGTGGCCACACCGATCTGTAAGGAGATCAGCATGACAACCAAATTGTAAACCTTATGGCTACAGCGACAATAGAGCCAAATCTAGAGCGGCCAATCGGTAAGACACAACTTCCCTTTCGCTTTAGACGCGACGAGGCGTCAAACGACATTTTGGCCGAGTGCGACATTATCTACCCGGACGGCCAGCACGCCCCGCAATTCTTTCCTCCCTTCGATGAGACATCCAAATCAGCTTGCGAAAACTCACTTGCAATAGCGGCACGCGCGGCGTGGAAGTTGGCTAGGATGTTTTGGAATCTCGAAGCGGGCGTGGATGCGACGATCAAGGAAAGGGACCAGCTCCGGGACGAGTTGACGGCCCTGCGTTTGTCCTCGGAGAATGCTTTGAAGTTAGAGCGGCAACGGGTGGAGGAATTGAAGAACCGGCTTGAGAGGATGAAGAAATGAAATTCCAGGTCAATCAACGCGTGGTCTACAAGGAAGAGGGCCACTGGCTTGACGGCAGGAAGGGCACAATCGCAGCGGTGGGCATCCACGCGGGCGAAGGTGTTATGCGAAGCCTCGTAGACTTCGGTGGCGTCAAATGCGTTCTGGAAGATGCAAGGATGGAGTTATTGCCGGAAGAACTGCCGCCGCCAGCCCCAGAAGTTGATACGACGCTTGGCATGGTTAATCTCTGGCCTGGGTGCCGCATGGATGTATGGGCAGGAGCGGAGCCGCAAGCGGACGTGCCGGTTACTGCCGATACAACGCGATGGAATGAAGAAAAGAATGAGTGGGAGAACGTGTCATGACGGCTACTAATACGTTTTGGGTGGGCAATCAAAAAAAGGTAGCTCAAGTGGTGACGGGCACGCTCACCGGCACGCCGGCATCTACAAACACGGCAGTTATCACGATAAACAACAAAAGCATCACGTACACTTTCGTTACGGCGGACACAACGACCACGATGATTGCCGGTCTTCTGGCGTTGCTCAAGGCGAGCACCATCCCAGAATTCAATGAAATCACCTGGACAGCTTCGGCGAATGTCTTGACCGCTACGGCCAAGATTGCGGGCACGCCGTTTTACTCGTCCTCTTGGAGCGGAGGTCTTTCGCTTTCATCTTCCGGCCTGACCTTCACTCTTGCCCAGACGCAGGCAAATGTAAGTTGTTCGGATGCGGCAGACGCAGCAAACTGGAATCGTGGAGGGTCATACGCGATCCCGACAAACGGCGATCCCGTCATCTTCCAGAATTGCACCGTGCCGGTCCTGTGGAATCTACAGGCACTATCAGCCGTGCAAGCCGCGAGCGTGCAGCGTTATCAAACGCAGACAGGACAAATCGGCTTGCCGTATCTGAACGCACTCGGATACATCGAATATCGACCAACGTATTTCCAGATAACCGCTTCGGGAACGCTTCCGGTGACGCTTGGCCTCGGTAGTGGATCAGGGCCGCCGCTTGAGAAATACAACTTTGGCTCAACGAGCGTGACGCTGGTAGTTCTCGCTTCTGGAACGGGTGGAGCGGAAACGCCTGGTGTGAAGTTTCTTTCAAGCGGCACGAATACGGCGAAGATCGTCGGTACGGCTGTAGGGATGGCTAACCTACCTTCCGAGACTTCATCGCTTTCATCGGCCTCGGTAGAGAATGGGGGAAGTCTTGCCCTTGGTGTTGGAGTGGTCGTAGGCGGCACGATAACCGTCTCGCAAGGCTCTCTCTCGCAGTTTTGCACGTCAACGATTGTCGCCTCGAACAATTCGACCGTGACGCTTTACGGGCAGGCTCTCACATATGCGGCGATCACGGCCACGCTGAATACGCGGGTGACGATGTACGGGGGAGGGACGATAACAGCGGGGACGTTGGCGACAAATTCAATTCTGGATAAAAGCCAGAATAATCAGGCGTTGACGATCACGAATTTCACGATGGATGGAACCTGTCAGGTTATTGACTCGTATTCGGTGATTACTTGGAGCAATCCGATAACGGTGACTGGTAACGTAAACTCTGGTCCGCTGCAATTCCTCGGAAGCAGGACCGTACAGATAGCGTAAAGGTGACTCATGGACTTCCTTGAAGCAGATTTCGATAAAGAGTGGGCCGGCCTTGAATCTTCCATGCTCGCTACGATGGAGGACGGCTCACGCAAGACACTAACCGAAGCCCGCTTGTCCCTTGCGGCTCATATCAAGGCGATCCAGCAAAGCATCAAAGACACAAGCAACGCGGGCTTGCAAAGCGTCATGCTGGCCCTAGAAGGTGTCCGCGAAGTGTCGCAAGGAGAGTTAGGCGAATTGCGTGCCGAGTTTACATCCTTACGTGAATCGGTCGAATCTCTCAAAGAGACGATGCAACAAACGATGGCCCAGAATCAAGCGATACTCGCGATGATGGGGCAGCGAGCGACGGATCGGCAAGAGATAATCGTCAAACTTCCGGAACCGCAAGAGCAGAAGCGAACGACAACGACGCGGCATATTCGCAAGGTTCCGGACGGCTGGGAAGCAACGGAGACGCAGAGTGCCTAATACGTGTCTATTCGGCAACGAAACGGGTGATCTAAGCGAGTGCGTGTCCACGACAGGTAACGTTAGCTCGCAAAGTGCTATCACGCGCGGGCCATGGTCAACGTATGCCCTGCAGTGCAATCCGACCGCGACGGGCGTTGGATCGGCCAAACTAGGGGGGCGGGCGACGAATGGGACTGTCTCGACATTCGCTTCCGCTGGCAATCCAACATTCGTTCGAGTTTACCTCTATATCGGTACTCTGCCGGCTTCGGCCAGTGAAGAATTTTTGACGATTCTCACCACCGGATCAGGTACATCGTTCACGCTACGCGTTACCAGTGCTGGCAACATTGCCTCCTACATAAACGGCACCACTCTGTTAGCAACTGGAACGGCAGTACTTGCTACGGGAACGTGGTACAGAATCGAAGGCAAGTTTGGGAGCGGAGCTGGGGCGGTTTGTGAATGGAAGGTAGCTACCGCTGGTATTACCGCCGCATCGGATGGCCCATCAGTGGTAGACGGCTCGACTACGGCAACAGCCTCATCGACGGCCATCGGTTTTATAGTTGTCGGAAAAAACGTTGATCGCAATGGCAACAGCGTCAACTTCATTTTCGATGATCTTATAGTTTCAACGACTGCTTATCCAGGTGCCGGTCAGCATAAATGCTTGCTACCGAATGCGGCGGGCAATTATCAAACGTGGGTTATTGGAGCTGGCAGCGGCAGTAATTATCAAGTGGTCAATGGCCGTCCTCCAGTGGGAGATACGAGCTATTTAGATTCGACGACGATAGGCAACGCCGAAACGGAAGGCATGACGGATAGCGGGACGGCTGGAATAACTGGAATCGTTAATAGTGTCATGGCCATCGCAACGGTGCGAAGGTCTGGCGCATCAGCCGGCAGTGCCAAGGTGCGTTTTCGGAGCGGAACGACAGATACGGATGCGTTAGCCTACGCAGTTACGGCGACTTATATCCTGATCGGCAGAATCTTCGACGTTGACCCAAACACGTCTGCTTCCTGGATTGTGGGCAGCATTGACAGCGTCGAAGCGGGGATGGTGCAAGAATCCTCGACTGTGACTACACGGATGACGTTTACGGCGGTGTTTGTCGATTACACGCCCGGTATTTCTTTCGACGCGGCGAGCAATAGTGGATATCAATCGCCGTCTAGTTCCTACAGTTGGAATCACACTTGCACCGGGACAAATTTATTTCTGGCCGTTGACGTGGAAGTCTTGTCCGTTCCAGGAACTACCGTCTCGTCGATCACATACAACGGAGTCAACCTCACTTTAATTGGAACTAAATCAAGCGTTTCCGGTGCGGCTCATGTGGAGTGCTGGGGCTTGGTAGCTCCGGCAACAGGGACGCATTCTATAGCGGTAACGCTTTCGGCTTCTGTTGCCAGTGCCGGAACGGCTTCCTCATATCAGAGCGTTAATCAGACATCTCCTACGGAAGCGTTTAACGGCAATCAAGCGACAAACGTTGGAGCGGCTGATGCGACAGTGACGATTACGAGTGCGTCAAATAATTGTTGGATACATGCGTGCGTCGCTACGGATGCCACGGCCATCACAGCGAATCAAACGACAAGGAATAACGTAACTGGTACGCTTGGATCAGGGGCCAATGAAGATACTGCCGGACCGCTGACGCCTGCCGGAGCACAAGTTATGAGTTATACTGGCATCGGGGCGTTGAAAACGTGGGTCATTGCTGGGTATGCGATCAGGCCAGTCAGTGATGCAGCGTTAAGTAAAAATATTCCCATGGGTTTATTTGGATCAAAGGCAATTTAATGTCCACGCGCGGCATCAGCATTACGATTCAGTACACGGCCTGGGACACCGTGAACAATATCGGCAAAACCGGCGATAGTGCCAACCATACGCTTCGCTGGGTAAAGGATGGCACGTCCAATGCTCCGACCAACTCGCCTTCCGAGATTGATTCCACGAACGCCAAAGGCGAATACAAAATAATTATGACCTCCACTGAATGCACAAGCGATTTTTGTACTCTGTGCGGAGTGTCTTCGACCACTGGCATAGTAATAATTCCAAAGAGCGTGTCCTTTGAAACATTTCCGGCTGTGCGTATCAACCTTGCTCAGGCTGGAACTAGCACAACGATCACGCTAGATTCAGGGGCATCGGCGACAAACAGTCTTTATAATGGCCTAGCCGTGTCTATTATCGGCGGAACAGGTGCTGGTCAGGGCGGACGTATCGTAACTGGATATGTCGGCTCTACAAAGGTTGGCACGGTAACGCCAGCCTGGACGACAAATCCTGATAGCACAAGCGTTTTTGCTCTTGTCCCAGCCACGACGGATGTTGAATCGTGGCTACTCACGGCAGTAACAGCGGCGGCGGCTGGCGTTCCGGACGTGAACGCGAAAAACATAAACAACGTCTCGGCCTCTAGCGTGACGGCTATCGGGGCGTACATCGGGAATGCGACAGCGGCAATCGTCGTCAACGGTAGCGGTTTCGTGACCTACAGCAATTCCGCTCCACCAACAACGGCAGCGATTGCAACCGGCGTTTGGCAGGATGCGACAGCGGGCGACTTTACGACGGCAGGCTCAATCGGCAAAAGCCTCTTTACATCTGGAAACGCTCCAGGTGCCGCGAGCGGGATAGCCATTGTCGGTTCAAATATGGGCACAACGACGAGCACCATTCCAACCGCCGCACAAAACGCTACGGCTGTTTGGCAAGACGCCACATCCGGAGATTTCACGGCAACCGGAAGTATCGGCAAGAGTTTGTTTACTTCGGGTGCCGTTCCTGGTGCCGCTGGTGGTATCTTCATTGCCGGAAGTAATGCGGCTACAACCGTGAACATCACCGGAACAATAACGACCGTCACTAACCTAACTAACGCAGCGACAGTCGGAGACTTCACGACGGCGATGAAAACAAGCTTGAATGCTGCATCGCCGGTTTTGGATTGGTCAAAACTGACGAATGCAGGATCGGTGCAATATCTTTCCGCAACGACGGTGCAAGGAATTTATGAGCAGGTTAATACATCCGATGCCGTGATTATCTATGAAGGCTTACGGCAGCAATCGACCTCGACATATCCGATTCGTTTTTATATGAATGGCAGCTACTTGAACACCGACGATGGGACTGAGCACGTTCTAGGGTACTCCGGAGCTATTCCGGATGTGATTATTTCCGGCAATGGGACAGGAGCACGGGCACACGTCTTGGTGAGTGGAGCTGGCGGCATAGCGGCAATCGTTATTGATTCTGCTGGAACGGGATATTCAGGAACGGTAACGGCAACGTTTCAAGGAAGCAAGACGTTTGGGTCCGGAGCAGTACTAGGAAATGCCGTTTTATCTGGTGGCGGCGTGGCTTCCGTGCCAATCACATCGGCCGGTATAGGTTACGGCCCCTCAAATATGTACGTCATCAAAAACAACGTGCCTTGCGGCAGCCCGGCAGCGAACTTGCAAGAAGTTAATATCGGACCTCCGGCGTGGGCAAGTCCGACGTTTACGAATCCATTGACAACGGGTGGAGGAATCCACGGCAACACGACGCGATACTACCGAATTACGGCAACTACCTCAAATGTTGATGAATTCAACGAAACAACCCCAAGTTGCGAGATAAGCTACTCTGTTCCGGCAGGCACAAACACAAACCAGATAACTCTTAATTGGGTAGCTGTGGCATGGGCGAGCGGCTATAACATTTACGAAGGGGCAACTTCTGGAAGCGAACTACTATTAGCTCAAGTTTCTGGCGGGTTAACGACGAGCTACCAAGACGGTGGCAGCGCTATCAACACTCCAATGCCAACTTACAACGGCACCTCCGGCGGTCAATACGCCTTCGTCGGTTCTGGCTTGGCAACAGACCTGAACACTCTTGGCATGGTAACATTTACGGCCTATCTCAACACTTGCACGGATGTAAGCGTATCGGTAGTGCCGTATGATCCGTTCAGCAATACTACGGCACCCTCGGCAAACACCATCGCGGATACGGTTCTGACGCGGGATTGGACGGCAACCGTGACAGCCGTAGGTCAACCGGCAAGCTACTCCCTTATGAACGCTGCCCGCAAGCTCAGGAACCATATCGACACAACGACTACGCCTGGATATCTCACGGTAACAAGGGAGGATCAAACAACACCGGCTTATACGCAACAGATTATCGTAAGTGCATCCGCACAACTCATAACCTCGGTGGGTTAATGGGCGGCTTTGGGATCATGGGGATACCTGGGCAGACGATGGGCGTTCCCGTCGTTATTCCTCCTCCACCGCCTCCAGGTCCACCATCGACCGGATCGGGTGGAGGCGGCGGTTACTACCTTGACGAACACTGGAAAAAGAAGATAAAGGAGATCGAGGACGCGAAGGATAAGAGGCAGCGGCAAGAGAAGATAGTACGCGACGAAGACGACTTCATGGGTTTGCTGTTAGCGTGCGATTTTGATTTCGGTTTGGCCATGGCTATCTGGGAAGACCAATGACAGCCGAGCAAGTCGAGAAGCAGATCGGAGCGGGCACAAACGTCTTTTGGAGGAAGTGCGGCGCGTGCGGCGATTCGATGTTTTTCACGGTGCGAAAAGGCAGACCATGCTTGATGAGTTGTACTTGCCGTCCGAAAAGCAAATCGAACATTATTGATTATTCCTGGGACGATTTACGAATGTTGATAGACCATGGGCGGATAATCCACAAGTAACCAATCGGATCGGTTCCGTGCGGAGGGGCCGCACGTCCGAACTAAGCGTGCGGTCTTTTTTACAAAGGAGACGCAATGCCCTACGAACGCAAAGACGGCGATCCCGCGTGCATCGTGCTGGAATATAACGCGGAAACGAAAGGTTTTCGCTGGCAGGTTCACGGAACTATGCCGTCCATGGAGTTGATCGGCACGCTCGAATTGTTGAAATCGGTGCTGGTGGACAACGAGAAAATGAAGATGGCCGGGGAAATGGTACAGGCGAGAAGCGGGCTGATTGTACCGGCCAAAATGAAAATTTAGGAAAATCTTTATTTTTCCTCTTGTATGGACCCCCAGAGGGTCAGGTAGAACATCAATAACATTCCTTTCAGGGTCCGTCGATGGACATTTGCAAAGAGATCATTCGTCCTGGCTGCTACACATACATTTCCGACAAAACGGGACTGCCTGAAAAAATGACCGTCACCTCTGATACGGTCAAGCACTTCTGCGAGCAAGGCAACGCCATGCTTGCGGCTGGTTTATCCGTTCCGGTTCCCATGGAACATCAGCCGGACGCCAAGCCGATGACCGCGGCGGAGAAAGCGGCCAAGCAACTCGAAAACAATGCGGGATGGGTGAAGAAATACGAGATCAATGATGACAAGCTTTTCGGCGTGCTTGATATTCTGGACCAGAAGATCAGGGAAAAGCTGCCGACAACGATTAAGTTTACCTCTCCCTGGATCAATTCTTTCACAGACGGATCTGGCAAGCGATGGGATGGAGTGATTTCCCATGTTGCTCTAACGACCAGGCCGCGAATCACAAAACAAATTCCTTTTCAGTCGATGGCCGCTTCGCTCTCGCTTGTAGGAGCGATAGGCGAGCGACCTTTCACGGCTGGCAACGTGGCGGATGGCCTCGGTCTGTCACTGGCCGGTCTTGTCAAGAAAGTTGGCAACACGTTCAAGCCTGAATATCCGATGGCTTTCTCGCTTCTCGTCGGGGCTAAGCTCTCCGAAGAGGAAATGAAGGAAGTCGAAAAGGGCGAAGAGGAACGCGAACCGGAAAAACCGAAGGAAGAAGGCCGCGAATCGCCTCTTGATTCCGTTGAGCCGGTCGAAGATGAATCATGCGATGTTTCCATTCATGAAACCATCGGCCACTTGCTCAAGGCACTCGGTTTCAATCCGCCTCCGGGCATGGACGAAACGACCTTCGAGCGCGATTTGTACGAAACGCTCATGGCTAAGGTGCAAGAGCTTGGCGGCAAAGCGATGGAGCCGGAGAAGAAAGTCGATGAGCCGGAATCCGTGGAAACAGACAATCCCGTAATACAAGAGAGTCCCAATATGTACGCCTCCATGGAAGAAGTGAACAAGATCACCGATCCGAAAGAACGCAAGATGGCGGGTGCCTTGTTCTCCCTCCAGCAAGAAAACGCGAAGGCCAAGCAACGCGACGAGGAACGCAAGAAGAGAATCGCCGCGAGTGCCAAGGTTGCACGCGATCAGCGAATCGCGGAAATCGCCAAGCACATTCCTACCGAAGATCGGGAAGCGTTGCTTTCGCTTGCGGGCAGTCCGGAAATGCAAATCGTCGTCAAGGATGATGAGAGCATTGTCGAGCCGATGGCCTCGGCGTTGAAGATTTGGGAGAAAGCGGCCCAGAAGTTGAGCGGGACGCTTTTGAGTTTCAAGGCCGGTCCAGTGACGGAGCAGCCGAATCCGGTCGATGGCGATGCCCGCTCGAAGGCGGTGGTTGAGGAAATCTTGAAGAACACGGGCGGCATACCGAAGCCGCAAGGGGCGATCATTCCTCCGGGAGCCAAGTAACAGGATTAAGCGACAATCAGATCGGTGACAGGGCGGAGTTATAAACCGCACTGAAACCAGCAAGCTATAAGGCATCGTGGGCCACGACCACGGTGCCTTTTTTCGTTTGTTCATTCGGCTGGTTGTCGCTCAGTCCTAACTTTTTGAGAGAGAAAAACAATGTCTGCAATCAGTTCAGTATTCGGCAATCCTCCTGGCCTTTCGAGCGTTGTCGAAACCTACGAAGCGGCAATCACATTCGGCATTCAGGCCCAGCTCAAGTTCTGGAATGCCTACATCGCATCGACGGCGGCTGACCCTGGTAACACCAATTCGACCTGGCGTCTGCGTCAAGGTTTGGTGATGGGCATTATCACATCGAGCGGCCAGTGGACGAACTACGTCGCCACGAACACGGACGGCAGCGAAGTCGCGGCAGGCATCCTCGCTTATGGGATGCGTATGCAAGACGTGTTTACCGGCTTAAACACAAACAAGTTCTACGCCATGTGCGTCGGCGGCAATGTGCAAGTTGCAAACCTGATCGGCCTGGACAATCAGGCACAGGCCCAGCTCTCGAACCGCTTCACGTTCGATACGAACCTGATGGGTTTCGACCGCTTCCCGGTAATGCACTTCCAGACGAAAACGGCGAACTATCAAATCGTGGCTTCGGACAACCTGAGCGAGTTCAACAATCTCGGTGCGACGGGGGAAGTTGACTTCACATTGCCTCCCATCGCGAACGGCTATTCCTTCACGTTCTACGGAGCGGCGGCACAGATTCTCAAGGTGATTTCGACCGAAGGCGGCAACATTGTCGCGCTGAACAGCCTGACCTCAACTTCAGTAGCATTCGGCACGGGCGGTCAGCAAGAAGGCGCGGCGATCATGGTCTACTCGAATCCGGCCGCTACCAAATGGTACGTGCGGAACATCAGCGGCGTGACGCTGACCCTGGCTTAAGGAATCAACTTTTTTTGATAGAGGAAATTCGTCATGGCCGTAACGCTCCAAGAGCTGCTCCTCCCGACCGTAATTTTGGACCTGATCTCTCGCGTCCGTCCCGGTCAGGGTCAGCTAGGCCGGTGGCTTGGCTTTCAACCGAACCGCTTCAACCCGGAAGATGTGACCTTGAGCGGGCCGGCGACGGAAAGCGGCAAGACGCGAAACGCGACGGTACGCATCTTCAATGCTACGCGTGTACCGTCTACCTTCCGGGCACCGGCGACGGCCCCTGACGTGATCGTGCGGAATCCCGTAGCGACCTTCCAAGTCGCGTGTGCTCGTATGCACTCGAAAATTCCGCTGAACTGCGAGGAGCTTGGCAACCTCTCGCCGATGATCGGCCCGAATTCGCAGATCGACCCAAACGGCCAGAGCTACGTCAGGGCACAGACAAACTACATCGCCACGCGCTTCGGTCATGGCGTGGAAATGCTCTCAGCGGGCATGATTCGCGATTCGATGTACCTGATTCAAAGCGGGGAGCAATGGGTTCCAAGTTTCACGGCACCTACCAGCAGCCAAGTCGGTTTCCAGATCACATTCCAGATTCCGTCCGGCAACAAAAACCAGCTCAACATGCTGGGGACCGGAAACATCATCACCGTTTCATGGGCCAACGTCGGGGCGGATATTCTCGGCAACCTCATGTCGATCAAAGCTGCGTTCACACAGCTCACCGGCTACACGATGCAGGATATCTGGATCAACTCGATCATGTGGGGAAACATCCTCAAGAACACCGGCATCCGCAATACGGGCGGCTCCGCGAATACCGTCTATGCCGAATACCGCTTTGAGAATGACACCGGCATGGATGGCGAGCCAAACGGCGGCTACTACGGCGTCTTGCGAGCCGATCCTACGGTACGTTGGCACATCAACGACCAGATTCTAGCCCTCGGCGGCAATCAGCTTGACCCGATCATCAGCTATTCGACAGCCGTGGCTAACAAAGTCATCCCGGACAACATGGCAATCTTCTGCACGCCACCGAATCCGGAAGTATGCAAGATGTACCAAGGGGCCGAGCCGGTCATCGAGAATCCGGGAATGCCGATGACGATGCGGAGTGGCTACTACTTCTGGCATGAGCTGACCACGCAACCGAGTTCAGTTGATCTCATTGGCCTCCTGAATTGCCTTCCGGTACTAAATAATCCCTACGTATTTGCACCTGCGACCGTAACTGGTTTTTGATGAGGACATTGGCCAAACATAGATTTGGCAAGATTGCAGTTGTAACAGAGGACTTGAAGATGGTCAGGATAGCCGAGACGTTTCATACGGGCATAAAAGTAAATTCCTAGCCCGTTTATTTCTCGGTCTTTCTTGCCGTCATTGTTGATGTGGTCCAGAGAAAGAAATTCTATGTGTGTGACATCACAACCTGGACACTGGCATTTGAGATTTCCGTTACTGTAATGCGTCAGGACTTCTAGTTTTAGTTTGCGGCGGTAAGCAAGATGAAGTTTACGAGCCATTGGCCTGTAGCATGTTTTACAAATAGCCATAAGGCCAAAACGCTTATGACCTTTGTTTTTCCTGAAATTCTCTGCATCATATGGCTTTTCTTCGCCGCATTTGGTGCAGACTTTGGTAGTCGGTTTGACGAGTCCTTCGCCGCGAGCAAGGCAACCGCAACTTTTGCTTCGTCCATTGCGGAGCGATTGAGCCGTGATAACCTTTTGGGTTTTGGCTGGACAGGAACATTCGCAGAGCCAAGCGGTATGAGTGCCATAGATATGTCCAGCACGCGACAAGACGGTAAGCCGTCCGAATACTTGGCCGGTCAGGTCCATGAGTCCAGTGTTAACCTTCAGACCTTCGGCCCAATGCTTTTTCTTGCAGGCACGCGAGCAGTATTTCCGAACGCCTTGAGAACGCGGGAACGTGAACTTTTTGGAACAGCAAAGGCAAACGTAATCGACGTTGAACGGAAGGCTTTTGTCGTATGACCTCGACGCCTTCTTTTGACAGTCCTTGGAGCAATACTTAGCCCTTGATTTGCAGAACATGCGAGATATGAAAGGTTTGTTACAGAACTGACATAACAACATAGCGTTTCCTTTGTGAAAGAGTGATTACGCTATTGTATGTCATTAACAGAAGTAGACAATGCCTCCGACGCTTCCGAATTTGTATTGCAGTCCCCAAGATGTCTATGAATTCATCGGCATCGACGCGGCCCAGCTACGTCTTGACGATTCCAACGTAGCGAGCGGTCAGATTGTTTCGACAACGGGAGCGGCATCTATTGGAGCGATTACGCTGGCGGTCAATGCTCTGCAATACGCTCTGCTTGCGGGTACTAATCTTGTGTTTCAACTTGCAGGCATGACCTCGCCTGTTGAAGCGACACTATCCGCCGTGGCCGCAGTAGGAGCGACTTCGCTTTCGGTGGTTGCTCTCGGAACGGCGATACCGAGCGGGGCACAAGCGACGGATAACGGCGTCAACGTGTGGCTTGCTGGCTTGCTTGTGAAGTCTTGCACGTATGCGACGGATCGGATCAAGAGCTATTGCTGCAACCGATACAACGATTCGGATTTGGTCAACTCATGGATGGTGAATCAGTGGGCCTGCACGATTGCGGCCCGATGGTTAGGCAAGAGACGCTATCAGCTTGCTCCGAAGGGAATCGACGAGGACTACAAGGAAGTGATGACAGAGTTAAAAGCGGTTCAATGCTCGCAGCTCAACATCGCGGATATCGGCACGCGGACGAGCGGCTGGCCGTTCATGTCGAATATCTCGCTCGATGATTGTGCGACGTATCGGAAGGCCGTAGTTGAGCCTGTTATCAGTGAGCCTACGGTTACTCAATATCCCCAATCGATAGATTGGGGCAGTTACTTTTGCTTGGAGTGGTAAACGATGTCTGTTCAAACAAGACAAGTCCTTTCGGTAGTCGGTCAGAGTTTGCCTATTTATTGCGTCGGGCAAACGACGGTCGGTATCCGGATAGCCGGTACATTCGTCGGGACGGCGGTATTTGAAGCCAGCACAGATGGGATCAACTTCATACCCGTCGCGGTCACGCCGTTCCCTTCTGGGACGAATGTTCTTTCGGCGACCGCTGGCGGCAACTGGTTTTTCAATGTCCAGAACTACCAAGTATTCCGCGTGCGTCCTACCGTGGTCACAAGCGGCAGTATGCAAATCTACCTCGCGGCGGCAACCGATGCGAGCTACCAGGACGCCTACCTTACTCCTGGAACGCTAAATGCAACCGCTCTGGCTGCGAATGCGACGGCCTCGATTGCTCCCACAGCTCAGGCAAACCGTGCCTTGAATCTTCAAGCCCTGACGATTACCGTCAACGGTCAACCGGCGTGGCTTACATCCCCGAACGTGCAGATTTTTGACGGCACGAATACCGGAACGCTCTTGGCTCAGTTCGATTTGCCTCTCAGTGGATCGGCTGGCATCATTTACAACGTACCTCTCCCACCGCCTACGCTTGGCAACCCGCAAGGCGGCTATACGAGTACACCGGGCAATACCTTGACGGTGCAAGTCGCGGCGGCTGGGGCTGGGAAAAACTGTATCGTCAACGGCACTTACACCGCTGCGTAGTCCGTGTCGCTGTTCGTCGCAAGTGCCCAGACGACCTACCCGTCTGGGCATTTATTTTGAGAGGGTCTTATGGGTGCGACTTACGCTAGTACGACGCCGATTGCGACCGTGGACGGCATTCCATATGCCAAGGCTGCGGTCTTGCCTGCCGGTCCTACGGGCGAAGCGGATATCTTCAACGGCGTTCAGGGCGATCCTATCCCGATCGCCTGGGAAGCGGTTATCACGGCGTTTGTCAAGCTCACGTATACTGGCTCGCCTTCTGGAAACACGGCTACCTATGTTGTCATGCAGACCTCTTACGACGGCGGCACGACATGGGTAGATGTGGCGTGGTTCAAAGACACGAATACGAGCGGGACGAATCTTTACGTCATGAGCGGCGGGATTATCGCGAATAGCTCGATTAACAATACGCGGGCACTCGGAACGTCACCGGCGACTAACGGTAGCAACGCGATTCCTCTTGGTGGAGTTGTGCGGTTTGTCGGGCAAACGACGCTTACGGGCGGCAGCAGTCCTACGGCAGTCGTTAGCCTCTGGTACAAGCTCCAGGGACTTCGTTAATGGACGTGCATGTCAAAGGCAAGCGAAGTGAAATCTTGGCACTGGTCAAGAAGCTGCCTGCGATATGCCAAGGGAACGGAGAAGCGAAACAGGCACAGCAAGCATTGCTCATAAGACTTGGGCAGACGCTGCTTTTCAAAATCAAGGAAGCATTCGTTGTAAAGTCACGTGGAGGAACGGACGATTGCGGATTGAAATGGCCTCCCCTGAAGAAATCGACCGTGGCGTATGGAAGGCGGCATCCTGGCGTTCTCTATCCAGGTTCAAAGCGTGCTCCATTCGCTCCGTCATGGATGCTGACCGAACCGCAGAGAAAAAGATGGTGGGCTATCTATCGTGAATTGCAGGGAGCAAAACCATCCGGGGCCGCTTATCACGCGAAAGCAAACCAGGGGAATGATTATGCGGCGGCAAGAGCATGGATAATCCTTAAATCAGAGGGGGCGAAAACTCTGATGAGCGAATATGGGGATACGCAAGTTGATATCCTTCGCTCGACTGGACTTTTATTGACTGCATTATCTCCTGGGGTAGCGGCAGAAGGCCAATTGCCTCCGAGGATTGAAGGGCAGGTATTCAGGCCCGGAAAGAACGAAGTGATAGTCGGCACGAATCTTTACCGTGGGATCGTGGCACATGAAGGACGCGGACACAATCCGCAGCGGAGACTTTGGGCGACTCCTGACAAGTGGCCGTCAACGTGGTGGGGTGACTTGCTCGATCAGGCCAAGCAAGGAATTGTCGAGATAACTCTTTTTATGTTATGGCGGCGATGATTATTTACCTGTGTCGCCATGGCCATCGTGATCCAGGAAGTGACGACTTGGCAAGTCCCGTCAAGTTATCTTATCGCGGTCAAGAGCAAGCGGCATCATTGAGCAGTTTTATTTTTGAGGTGAAGCCGCAGATACTTTTGAGCAGCCCGAAATATCGTTGCGTGCAGACGGCATTGCCAACGTCAAAAAAGACGGGTTTGCCGATAAATGTCTGGCCGCTTTTGTGTGAACATGATTCCTACGGGCCGATAAATTACAGTGAAGCGGCTATCATAGACCTGGGGGCGTTTGTTGAGAGACGGCGAAAATTGCCGGATACGCCAGAGCGCGAGCAATTAGATTTCGCTTACAAGCGAGCGATGGAAGCATTGATGCAAATGCGGGCTTTGAATCTGGACAGGATAGTGGCATTTGCTCATGATTGCTTTAACTCTGTTTTCATCTGGGCGTGGCGTAATCTTGGATGCTTGCAAGAAAAGGATCGGTACTATCAGAACGAATGTTGTGTCAACGTCCTCGAAGATGGCAAAGAACCGCAGATAAACATGACGGCAATAAAGGGCTTTTGATATGAACGCAGAACACGTAATCGAACCGAAGAATCAGGCTAATGGCGTAGTCCGGATGCCACGACGCGGGATGGTGCAATTCGCTTTCGGCGACGATGCTCCTTTCACTTTCGACGCAATCGAAGTGTGGGATGCCTTTGTTGTTTTCGACACGAGCAACCGCAATGAAAAAGGCGAAGTGCCTACCGATCAACTCGTCGGCTATGGCCTCGCTCTACGTTCTTTCGTGCAAAACACGGTCACGGATGCTGGCAAGGCGTGTGGCGTTAATCCGCCGCAACTGACGAACGCCGAGGCCCGCATCTTTATCGGCCATTTGCGGGAGGAGGTGGAGAAGCTCCGAAGTTTTTTCGCACCGAAATCGGCAGAACAGCCATTATCGCCGCCGAGACAGGATATCAAGTTCGAGATGTAAAAAAACTCATCGGCGATGGAGCGTTCGCGGAAATGGTCATGATGGATTCGGTTAGCGTAGTTCGTGCATTCCGTATGCTCCATGACCCTGATTACGTTGGTGGAATGAACACGGAAAACTATCTGGAACTGTGCAAGGCGGCGGGGTACTCGGAAGAATCGAGTCAGAAAGCAGCCTCCGAATGGGCGGTCAAGCGGCTACGCAAGGGTTTGGACGTATGAGCCTGGCATCGTTTGACGGACTGGATAACCGCCGCGAAGTTATGATCTTGTTCCAGCGGTTAGGGAAGCATCTACCGGAAAAGCTAGCCGATGCGAAGCGAGCTAAGTTTCTGGCTAGTTTGATACCTCACAGCGTAGGGGCGTTAGCTCCCGCTCCTTTGATAGTCCCGCCCTGTGACGCCGTAGGAGCATACGGATTGTTCATCGCGATCTGCAACGCTCTTGAGGTTCCGATAGACAAGGCCGCAAAGATGCTGGACGAAGAGGTGCGGAAAGATGATGGACGCGTTACTCTTCTCTGTCCGTGACGGACTAAGGGCGGCAGGGTTTGGTTATGGGGTTCCGGAGGTAGACATTCGAGACAACGGAATGCCTCCCCCACGATGCGGGAATTTCTTTGTAGCCGTGCATCCGGGATCGACACGCAACGGAGCGATGAACAACCTTGACGAGTATTTCGATTTCAAGCTGACACTGACCCAGAGAGTTTCGGTGCCCTTAGACAGAATCGGAGACACGGCTTTAGCGAGCAAACTTGCGAGACAGAGCGGCAAAGGCAATCCGTCTTTCAATGCTCGCCTTGAACAGTTACGAGCCTGGGGGTCGATGAATTGGGAGAGGACGGTTTTAACTGGCCGCACGCCGAATAGTGCGAATGACAACATCGCGGCATGGGCACCGGTAGGAACGACGCAGGTTTATGGATTCGTTGAGCCAGCTCATTACACCGGAGCGGAGTTTCCAAGATTAGTCGGCGGCGATTGGTTCACGGCGGATGCAAGTGCGGATGACGTTGGCTTGAAAGCGGAGTTGAGTTTCGCGAATGCAAGACGCCTTCAACCGCAATTACTCGCAGTAGGTCCGTTTATCTGATGCAAGTGATAATCCTTGAGGATGGGACGGAGATTTGCCCGGTGCATTATTTCGTGAATGGCAGGATAGCTTGTACGCCAGGATTGAGAGAGTTTCACGCTTGCCACGGAAGGCCGTATCCGTGGCAGAGAACCGTGGAAAGAAAAGCCGTATCGTGTCCAGCGTGCAAAGAGACTGAGGCGTTCAAATGCAAGTAGTGATGAAGTTATTGAAGGACGGAACAGGCCGTGTTTGCATTCATTGGTTTATCCGCGATCCGCAAGGGCCGATTGAAACACCGGGAAGGATTCATCCTACCTCTGTTGGTCCTATGTCTTTCGGTGGAGCGAGAGGACGCATCGCGTGTCATCCGGAACAAAACACGGTCAGTCCGCAAACGAACGGCATCGAAACGCGGTTATGTATGCACACGGACGATGCGAGGGCGGCAACATGCCTGGAATGTTGTGCAACGCCTGAATACATCGCGAAGATGGAAGAACTCAAAGAGATTGTTTCTGTTTAGGGGATAGCCGATGACT